CGCCTGCTACTTGCCAAAACGCTGAAATTGCAGAAACCTTGTAAGTACCAGCAACTAACGCAATTACGCTTGAAGTTAAGGTTGCGCCAATGTTGTTAATTACTGTTGTGTTCAATGTTCGTTTAGTGTAAGTCGATGCAACGCTTGCACCGCCCTGTGTGTTTGCTGCCTGTGACTCATTAAAAATGGCTATTGTTGCAGGGGCAGCTCCAGTGGGGAAAAAGATTGCTGCACTTGTACTAGTAAAATATAATTCTCCGCCACCATATTGCGGTACGGCAAGACTGCCAGCGGTAGTAACTGTTGCAGTGCCAGCCGTGACGGTCATTACGCCTGCACCAATGTTTTGCAACCAAACTGAGTCACCAGCGCTAAACAATGATGTGTTGACCGTAATTGTTGTTGCGCTTGCAGAGTTCATCTGCACGCGAGTACCGCCATCTGCAGCAACCAACGTGTAACTGGCTGTTTTGGCGCTTACTGGAATGTTGTATGTCGAGTTTAATTGACTGGCTGTGAGCACAGTGTTTGCGACAAATGGATACGGTGTGGTTGCCATAGTTCTAGATTATCCTAACCAAGCGCATTACTGGTAGATAGCACACCAAACGTAATGTTGTCTAAAATGAACTGATCAAGAATGACGGTTGGCGATGTCCACAAGGTCATGCGGTGGCCTGTGTTCATGTCAATAACGTGATCTATGCCCTCAATGCTTAGGTCTTGATTAACGCTTAATGGTGTGCCAGATTGAAAGGTTTTAGTGACCGACACGGTTTGCCCAATTTCTATAGGTGCCAACACCGTTTTTTGGGCATCTGTCAGGCTGGCAAAAGTGGTTGACACATTAGTGAAACGTGGGCGCGGTTGTGGATATAGCAGGTAGCTTGCCAGCGTTGCAGCTTGTGCGTCACTACTTAGCAGGCTGTCAGTAATTGCCTCTGTTTGCGTAAAGTATTGTGCAATGGAAGCTGCGTTGCTGGCGTTTTGTAGCGTGCCGCCAGACGCAATAGTGACGTTGGCATTGTTAACAACAGATTGTTGGTCAAACTCTACAAGGATGCTGTCATACGGTGTTGCTGTGCCAGTGTCGTTAAACGTGGCGGCAGGTGCATCAAGGGTTGTGCCAATGCGCGGCTGGGCTGTCAGCACGTTTGCTCGATCACAGAAAATGCGGCCCTGTTCGGCTTGTTGGATGCGGTTTATGTATGAGTTCACGTTTGTGCCACTAGCGATCGTGTAAGCCCCTAGCGTGGTCACAGGGCTGGCTGTAAGGGATGTAGCGCCTGTGTACGCTGCAGCGCTTAAAACGGCTGTAATGCGCGCTGACGAGGTTTGGCTAGTGGTCGCGGTTTCGGGCAAACTGCCCTGTGCCAGCACATAAGTGTTGTCGGCGGCAGCAATGTTGTAGGTGGTCATTCCAGCCATGTTGTAGGTCTGGTTAAACGTGGTCACTACACCTGTAAAAAGGTATTCGCCGTTACGACTTAACCTGATTGGGCGCAACGGCGCTAGTCCAGGCTGTTCTGTCAACTGATTGTAATAAACGCTAGATGTGTTAAACGGGTCATAATCACGGTTGCCTACTGGCACTTTGATTGACACAGACATTGTGCCGGGCCCAAACACGTCTAATGGTTTATGGCGTCCACGCTTAATTGTAATCAGTTGTGCCACATCGGTGATGTCGTTGAAGTCCACGCCGTCACCGTCAAGCACATTTGTGCCGTCAAGTAGCGAGTCATCAAGATAAAAAGCGCTTGCGTCATAACCGCTAGACAGCTCTAAAAGGTATGTGCCGCCAGTAATGACGGTTGCGCCGGGCATTACCTGATAGCCAAGTCGAGTGGCCCGTACACTTGCGTGTACTGGGTTAGTGCGTCCACGACTGCTTGCCCAATATCGGTTGATGATGAGATGCCGCCAGACACGTTTATTGTTACATCAGGTCGGTTTGCCATGCGTTCTTGGATGCCGCCTACAAATCCGATAGGGCCGTTTACTGGCGCAAATCCCGGCCCCTGACTTGATGCGTTACCTCCGCTTGTTGGTGGTAATGGGCCAGTTGGGTCTGGCATTGGTGGCATACCGCCAGAACTTTTTGGTGGGTTTGGTGGTGCAATAATACCTTGTGGCGCACCAATGGTAGGCAAGGTAATTGTCGGAATGTAGGGAACGTCTGCAAATGGGCTGATTGCGTTGATGCCAGTAATTATTAAGTTAATTGCGCCAATAAAAGCGTTTGCAAAACTCTCAAAGCCGCGCATTAAGCCGTTAAGCACAGCGTTAACAACATTGCGAAATGCCTCAAACTTTGTGTAAGCAACAATTAGTGCAGTAACAAGAAATCCAATACCTGTTGCAATTTTTGTAAATGGGTTTGCTGCCATTGCAAAGTTAACTGCTACAACTGCTAATGCGATTGCGCCAATTGCAGCTGCTATAGCCAAAAACGCTTTAGGGTTTTCTTGTGCCCAATCAGCAAACTCTTGTAAAATTGGTAGCGCTGCCTCAACTGCTGGCAACAAGGCTGCACCAATTGACTCTTTAGTTTCGTCTAACGAGTTTTTTAATATCTTAAACTTGCCTGCAGCAGTATCGGCTGCCGTTGCCGCTGCACCACCAAACGTGTCGGTAAGAACTTGCATTACTTCTTCAAGTGACGCGCCGTCTTTAATCATGGCTTTAATCTCTGGCGATAAGGCTTGCAAACCTTTCATGTTGCCGCCATACGCTTTTGCAAGCGCTTCGGAAACCTCAGCCAATGATTTGTTAGACCCAATAGCAATGTCTTGGGCGAGTGCTAACGCTTCTGTTGCAACGGTAATGTCCTTTGTGCCAGTGATTAGCACAGCCAACGCTGGACGCAGCTCACTGTCAGCCGTACCAGACGCCCTTGACATAGCGCTGATCATTTCCTCGGTTGCTTTAACCTGTGCCTCTGTAGCGCCAGTGACATTGCGTAACGTCAACGCCAGTTGCGCGGCTTGTGCCTCGTCTTCCATTGCTGCTTTTAACGCTGCACCAAGCGCCGCAGTTAACGCAACAAGAGCCGCCGCCGCAGCCACCGCAGCTTTCTTTATAGCAAACTGTGCTTTTTCGCCAACAGTTTCTAATTGCTGAAACTCTTTAACGGCTTTGTCAATGCCTTTACCGTCAAACTCTGAAATAATTGGAATAGACAGCATTACAACGCCTGCCTAACTACACGCGCTGTATCCAAAATCATTTTTTGCATTTCGTTTTCTATACCTCGCCGCGCTTTATACACGGCAGGCCCTATCAGTCGAGTGCGACCAGCACCAACAAAACCTAATTGATCGCCTAAACGGTTTGCATTAAGACGGCCTGCAGTCTCAAAGATTGCTGTAGCCGGGTCTTTTTGCTCAATCAAGATTACGCCTACAGCGTTGCGCCGTGTGTCAATACGCAGCTTTACACCGTTCTTGGCTTTAGCCACACTAAACGGAAATAGTTTGCGGTCTCTGCTAGTCCATTTGTATGCCATACCAGACAACGGTATTTGCGTGTACATTTCCTGTGCCGCTTTAATGGCTGGTTGTGCAATCTCATTGGCTTTGGCTCTAAAGTCTTTTTGCAGCTGTGGGTCAATCTTTTTGAGTGCGTTAATAGTTTCTTTTACGCCTGACACTGTAATTGTCGTGTTGACCGTCATAGAAACTTTACCTATTCCTGTTGTTCTTTTCTATAACACTAATCACCGTAATGAGGTCGCGTGTGTCAAACTCGATGTGCGTTGGCCACCATCCTACTGAAACAAGCATTTCTGCTAATTGTCGTCGGTAGGTGCCAACGCTGTAGGGTTTGGGTTTGTCTCATCAACTGACGTTAAATCCATGTTGGGATGTTGTTTAACCCATTCACGCCAGTTGTCTGGCACAGAGTCTCCAGCCAGTTTGCACAAGTGGTAAGCCCAACAAGCAATGTCGCTGTAGCCGATGCCTTTACCGTCAGAGACCTTGCGGTTTTCTTGTTTTTCCCATTCACATACCACAAACATATTTGTGATCATGGTGCGCTTGCCGCGCCCGTCTTGTAGGTCTAACTCTAATTTAACTTTCATGTGCCTGCTTTCGTGTCGGGCCGTTGCCGGCTGTTAAATAAGAAGTTGCGACAGAGTACACGCCACCTGTAAACGTGA